TATTCCGAAATCGCGATAAAGCGGAGCGGTATTCTTTATTGTCTGCAATATCATTGACAGATTTTGCAATACTTCCTCTATTAGTGACGCGGGCGCAAGGTTAATTTTTATCGGCTCGCTTGCCGTCACGGTATAACTCATTGCACTACCTCCCCGCATATGCCGTAAGTGAAACGCTGACGTTTGCAATCAGCACATTCCCCTTGTTGTCCACTCTGTCGTAATCCTCCGATAAACTGTTTATAACCCAATTCCCATAACTTTGCCGCCCTATGACAAGGTGCATAATGCGCCCCGCCCGTTTCGCCGCCCGCAATGCGGAAATTTCGCTTTTCGGGTCAGTTCCCAAGAAAACGGATAACGCCATTGAAAAGGTTATTTTGTCGGGGTCGTTTCCCGTAAATTCAAGCAACGTGTCTTTCAAGTGGCGGTTATGGCTTGCGTATTTTGCCGAACCGCTTCGCTTTAAGCCGTCAAAGGTTTTAACCTGATTTGTCGATACAGAAAAGACAACGCCGCCCAACGAACCGATTGTAGCCATTTATGAGTACCTCCCCAAAACGAATCCGTCACCTTTGCCGTTAGGCAAGAAAAGGCAAAGCACGTTATCATTCACCGAAACGCTTTGATTATTTAGGATTTTCAATGCCCCCGAAATTAAGGGGTTTCCGTTTTCGTCCCGCTTATCTGCGAAAATCACCCGCGCGGAATTTGTGCCGCTGTCAATCGAGCTTATTTTCCCGATACGGACGATATTATTAAAAATCGCCGTTGGGTTCATTTCCATAAGTCAATACCCCTCTAAAACGCGCCGTAATTTAATCTGCGTTGTGTAACCGCTCCCCGTGACGCTATGGGTTGCGGTTTCTATTATATATTTTTCGTCAAACATTCCGAAGCCCTCAACCTCGACATTAACACCCGCGACAAGCGATGTATCGCCCGCAAGGGAAAATTCAGCCGAACACTCGGACTTGTTTTTTTGCCGTAATCGTTTCATTGCCAATTGCCGCGCTTCCTCACGGGTATTGACTTTTTCGTTTATTTCGAGCGTTTGCCCGTCCTTGTCGCTGTCGCGCGGCGTGTATGTGTATTCTATTGTTTCGTTGTTTTGCGGATTAGTATATATGACGTGGCATTTGCTGTACTTTGTATCATTTGCCGAAGCCGAAAAGCGATAAGATGTAATATCTGTTTCCCCGCGCTTAATTTTTCGCACCGCGTCTTTTTTCTCATAATCCGCCGCATCAAACAAGATTAAGAACCGCGCGGACGCTTTCAAGGAGATTCCCGCGTCCTTGCACAATCCTTGCAAAAACACAATATCGGATATTTGCACCTGTTCGCGGCGCGTATAATATGGGTCATAAACAGATTCAAACATACATTTCATATTGTTCTTTTGCGCGATCTCATTTGCTATGGTGGACAATTTAATGTTTTCCCAAGCGCGGGTTTTCTTTTCGTTGCGAATGGTGGAAGTATGCGGCAAAGATGTAGCCTTTATTCCCGCTTGCCCGGGCGGTCCCGAACAATCCAAGCTGTCAATTTCAAAAATGCCGCAATCAAGCACTTTATCTTTGCCGTCCGTCTCCCAATTCTTTTGAATTATCACCGCCGCGATCTCCGCGCCTAAAATATTGCCGCTTTCTCCGCCGCTCTTGCTGTCGCTGCTTAATTCACTTTCTCCGCCTGCCGAAGCGCTGCCGCTTATCTGCGATTCGTCAACCCAACCGTAAACATTTGAGGATTCGCCTATAAGGTGATATGGGTGCGGTGCGCCTTTTGCAATGTTGGTGATTTTTGCCGTTCCCGCCGTTCGGTTTCCTCCCGTGGGGGTTGTTGCCGTGGAGCTGACATAATGCGTGCCGCCGCTGAAATCAACAACATCACCGATATTATAATTTCGGTTGCTGCCCGAAGCGGCGACGGGTTGCTTTGTGTCCGATTCGGACACGGATAACCAATCGTTTATCCATATCCCTTCACGATCATCAAGAGATATTTGCAGATCGTCCGTTTTATCCTCCTCGTTGTCCGTATAGGTCAGTTGAAGAAGATAACTATTCATATCGGCGCTTATATCCACGCCGTCAATCTTTACGGCGATTTCCGTGCGCCTTGCAAGCCCCTTGTTGCTCATTTACCCGCACGCTCTCTTTTCCACGGCGGCAATCCCGAAGCGGCGGACGGCTCAATGTCGGGGATCGTTAAGGTAACGCCCGCCGAAAACACAACAACGTCCCTGTATTTCAAATTGTTCTCGATAAGCAAATGTGTATACATTTCGTTTCCAAGCGTCTTGAAAGCTATTAAGTCCCACATATCGCCTAAAATCGTTGTGTATTGTTTAGGCAAAACTCATTCTCCTTTCGTTTTCCCGCTCCTGCCGCAAAAATTCCTTGAACATCTGCAACAGCTTTTCGTTGTTCTGTTTCAGCTTTTCTTCCAAGTCCTCCGGCTTGTCACCCTCAATATAAATTGTGGGGTTATAGTTGATTTCAAACTTCATTCCGCCGCCCGCTGCGGGTATGTCGGAAATTTCGGGCTTTGCCGCTTCTCCGCCGAACCGCTCCGCTGCCGCGTTCTTAACAGCGCCGACAAATCCGCTCACGCGCTCAATTATCTTTCCCGTGCGCGGCGCGTTCTGCTTTGACGAATCGTTTATTGCTTTCGCCTTGTTGATATTATTGAAAATCGCTGTTGTTTGCGCGGCGGTGAATACCTTGCGCCCTCTTGCGCCCGTTACCAACTCGCCGCCCTTACCGTTTACATCACCCGCAATAAACGTATCGGGTGTATAATCCGAGCCTTTTTCAAGTTTCGGAATAAGCGGAATGTTTATGCCCATACCGCCAACGCCCGGCACCCAATCGGGGATTTTCAGATTGTTCAATCCGCCGATAAATAGATTTATCAAATCAATAATACCGTTTATTGGAATCTTAAAAATTGCCACAATTCCATTGACTATATTTCCGAAAATGCTCTTTATTCCCTCCCACGCCTTGCTCCAGTCGCCGGAGAAAACACCCGTAATAAAGTCAATAACGCCCACCAAAATGCCTGTAAGTGCTTCAATAATAGGCATTATCGCCTGTATTGCCGTACCCAAAACGCCGCTAAATAAATCTGCAAGCACCTGAATTACGGGCATAAGAGCTTGTAAAATCGACATAAGGACGGGCAACACCGCTTGAATCAATTCCGTTATCGGCGGTAAAATCATATTAAGCACATCTACCACAATAGGCAAAATTGAAGTCACGATCTGCGTTATAATAGGTAACAGCATTTGTAAAAGCTGTACCACGATAGGCAAAACCGCTGTAATTATTTCGGCAATCAGCGGCGCAAGAGCTGTTATAATGTTTAATATCACGGGTAATATCTCTTGCACAATTTGGCAAATCAGCGGTACAAGGGATTGAATCAGTTGCAGAACAACGGGTAAAATTGCTGTCACTATCTGCCCCAAAATCGGCGCGAGCTGTTTCGCCGCGTCTATGAGAAGCGGCAACATTTGTTTTCCCAATTCTTTAAACTGATTCATTGCTTCGTAAAGCACGGGTTTCAACTGCTCGAACGCGTCTTTGAGGGGCGCGATAAATCCCGAAATATCCTCCCCGCTTAACTTTAAGAACAAAATTGACAGCGCGGATATAATGGCAACAATCGGCATTGCTTTTCCGAACAACCCGCCGAACAAACTGCCCAATGACTTTAACGGTCCGCCAACAACCGCACCTACGCTTTGCCCCAAACTGGAGAATACGCCGCCGATTTTTCCAAGCGGTCCCGCTGCGATCTTGTTTCCGATTCCGCCGAAAACGCCTGAAATTTTTCCTCCAACTCCGCCCAAAGCGCCTTTAATTCTTCCGCCCAAACCTCCAAGAGGTTTTACAATAGCGCCTTGTATTCCTCCGCCGATTTTGTCGAAAGCCTTTGACAGCACGCCGCCTGAAAGTTTGTCAATTGACGCGCCCACACCGCCAACGGAGCTTTTTACATTGCCGAAGTACCCCGCGATTGACTTTCCGAACGAAGCGAATTTGCCGCCTCCCGTAACCGCCGCCGCTGCGCTTTCCGCCATATCAGCGCGAAGTCCTAAGAATGATTTAACAACCTCTAAAACTCCGCCTTTCATCTCCAAAAATCCGAGTTTGCCCGCAAGACTGCCAATTTTTAAGCCCGCAAGCCCCGCCGCAACTCCCGCGATCTGTTTTATAAGTTCGGGGTTTGCCTGTGCAAACTCGTTGGCTTTATTAAGAAATTCAGTTACTTTTTGAACGGCTGTGCGCAAATTCGGCAAGAACATTTCGCCGATAGTGGTTGCCAAACCGTCCCAAGCTGACTTTGCAAGCGTAATATCGCCGTTAAGGTTATCAAGGCGAGTTTCTGCCATTTTCTCCGCCGCGCCGTTGGCATTATATATCGCGTCCGCAAGTTTGTTGTAATCGTTGCCGCTCGCGTTGACAATAGATAAAAGCCCCGCCATTGCGGTTTTGCTCGCAATTGCTTCGGCTTCTTGAATTTTGCCCGCGTCCGTCATATTCTGCATTGCGTCTTGAACGTCCGCATACAAAGCCGCTTGCGTTTTCAATTTGCCGTTCTCGTCGTTAAGCTCAATTCCTAAACTTTGCGCGGTTGCTGTTAGGTCTTTTTCCATTGCGATAATATCAGCTTCGGACATACCGTTAAACGCAACGCGCACGTCGTCGATAATATCTTTTAACCCACGCATTGAGCCGTCAGCGTTTTGCGTTGCAACGACAAAATTTGAACCGTCCTTTTGCGCGATCTCCAAATCGCCCGTTAAGGCGGTGAAAATCTTTCTTAAAGACGTACCGCTTTGACTTGCCTTAATGCCTGAATTTGCCATAAGCCCAAGCGCAAGCGCCGTGTCCTCTACCGAGAACCCAAAAGCGCCCGCAAGCGGGGCGGCGAATTTAAACGATTCGCCAAGCAAAGAAACGTTTGTATTTGAATTTGCGGCGGTCGCCGCCAAAATGTCCGTAAAATAATTGACGTTGGAAATACCTTTTGTTGTACCGTCTGCCGCCAATCCGAAAGCCGTCATTGCGTCTGTTACAATATCCGATACAATTGCAAGTTCCTCGCCCGAAGCCGCCGCAAGGTTCATAATTCCGGGCAAGCCGCTCATCATATCGTTGGTTTTCCAACCCGCCATTGCCATATATTCAAGGGCTTGCCCCGCCTCAACCGCCGTGAATTTGGTTGTTGCGCCCATTTTCTTTGCGAGTGCGTTCAACTGCTCCATTTCATCAGCCGTTGCGCCTGAAATGGCTTTAACGGTTGACATCTGTTCTTGCAGATTTGCCGCGGGGGTAATAAACCCTTTATAAAAAGCCGCTCCCGCCGTTGCGACAACGCCAACCGTTTTTACAAGTTCGCCTTTTGTCGCGGAGATAGCCGCTTTGTTTTGTTCAATTGCCGAATTTACACGCGCGTAATTCTCTTGTGCTTTCTGTACGCGCTGGTAAGCCTTTTCAAGTTTTTCATTCTCTTGTGAGAGAGCATTTGTATTTACTCCTGTTGCTCTTAGCTGTTGCGAAAGCTGCGAGAGTTTTTGTTCCTGCTCCTTAATTTTTTCGTTTGCGCTTGCTGTGGCGCGTTCGTTATCCTTGATTTGGCTTTTTAGTTTGCTTTTTTCGTTCCGTGTGTTCTGCAACTGCTTTTGAAGCTGTTTATATTCCTCGGTTTCCTTTCCCGTGGAATTTTCGCTTTCCCTTAAAGCCTTTTGCAATTCCTTTTCTCTTGCCACGGTCTGCGCAAGCTCGCTTTGTAGTGCATTGTGCTTTGTTTCGTATTCCTGCACCTTTGCTTTTGTGGCGTTTATTGCTTCCTGCGTCTTTTTGTACGCCGAAACGTCGCCCTGCACCCGTTTTAGATTTTGAAGGGTACTTTGTAACTTTTTTGTTGTTGACATTGCCGCTTGAAAGCTCGAATTGAAGCTTGAGCCAACTGCCGCCGACAATTTCATTTGCAATTCGTATTCTTTACGTCCCGCTGCCAATTGCTCACCCTCCAACAGATTAAACAATTTCGGGCGGTTCACACCGCCCGATATTTATTTACTTTCGCTTTCTTTCTTCGCGGATAGCTTCAATAATGTTTTTACGCCAATAAAACAATTCGCTTAATGTTAAATCTACAAAAAACGTTATCGGCGTGAACGATTCCCGTGCAAGTCGGAAAATATCTTTTGCAAGCCAACCGAACGGGGCTTTTAATACCCCGTATTTATTAAAAAATTTCGCGCGGCGTTTGTGATCTGGTTGAAATCCCGTAAAGGCATTGCTTCAAGCACATCACTCGGAATCCCGCTCGCCTTGCCCGCCATTTTGCTTAAAAAGTTG